GAGGTCAAAACTTGTAAAATTTCTTATCACTAAATTGAATCGATACGATAGGGGCAATGAAAGCTAAAAGGAAAATACACAAAACGAGTGACCCTAACTGGGACACCCATACGTATAGCGGCCCAAGTAAATTCCCCTTCAAGATGGAAATGGTTAAATATTACAATCCGGCAGAAGGAAGGGATCAAATATTGTTTCTTTATTTAGACAAGGAAACGAATAAAATTGTAAAATACAGAACGCTTAGATAGTGAGCTTATTCTTTGGATAAAAAATATGAAATAGAAGATGTTTGATTCTCTATTTTCTTTGAAGCTTTTTGAGCTAAATTATTTATCCTAATCAAGCAATCCCTAGCTTCGGAATCTTCTTTAGTTATACCAGATTCATAATCTTTTATCATAAACAGTGTCTCATAACCAATCGTTTTGAGGGTCGTGCTCGCTGATTCAAGGTTTCTTATTATTTTTCTTATCTCTTCTTCTTTCATAGCGTTTTTTTGTTTTGGGTGGCATAGGCTTTTCTTTTTCCAGTTTGACTTTGCCGCTTTGATACTCTTGCTTCTCAAGCTTTCTCCACTTGCAATAATTGTACAAAAATCTACTAAGGGTATTGGCAAATTTAAAAACTTCCTTTTCTGTAGCTTCCCAGAAAAAAGAGTGAGTAAATTCATGTATGGCCGTATTTAATTCTGACTGCTTGGTGAGGTAGGGGTTTATAAAAATCTTAGGGTGTTCCCCTTCTGGGTCTGAGCAAGTCCCATCGGCCTCTCCATAGTGTGAGCTGTTAGGCTTCTGAAAAAAGACTTCATATTTAGTTCCTTCGTTGTTCTTAAATATAAAGTTCTTTTTCCTTCTCCTTCTCATTGGAAAGTGCCTCCATCATGTATTACATCTAAAATTATTTAAATATATAAAAAAAATGGAACTTTGTCGTTTTTTGGGGTAAAATCATAATAACATGAAGATATATTGCAGAAAATGCGGGGCTCCTACGGAATATATTTCAGCTAGGCCAAAATTTTGTTCATCCTGCGGCCTTTCCGTGTCCGCTTCGGAAGAGAAAGCTAAACAGCAACCGGAAAAGCCGAAACCCAAGAGGAAAGACCCAATTGCTGCGATTGAAATCGAAACAGAAGATTTCCCAGAAGAGGGCGGCGTGCCTAGTGGTATGGATGGACTAGACGTAGAAATACGAACCAGCGAAGCTCACGGCATTAAGTTCGGAGATATTCTAGGCTCTTCCGAGGGCTCCGAAAGATTTCAGAGGGAGCCAGACGAACAAGTACCTCGCGAGCAATTCCTTAAAGAGTTCAAAAGGGAAGCAGGATCGATAAGAAACTCCGCCCCAGAAAAAGACTAACGGGCGGTATTAATGCCACAAAAGAAAGCGAGAACGGCGAAAGCCGCCGAAAGCAGGGCTAAACCGAAAAGGAAAGTTCTGTCCAAAAAGAAAGCTGTGGGGAAGAAGGCTGTGGGAAAGAAGGCTTCTAGGAAGAAGGTCGCCGAGAAACCCCCGAAGAAGGTAACTGAGGAAGCTCCGAAGGAAAAACCTACTTTCGAAGAAAGTATTGATGATATCGATAGGGAGATAGCTAAGAGAAGGAATAAGTGGAATTTAACTGTTCTAGCTTGGATGGACTTCCAAGATGTGTCTCAAATTTTAAGAATACATATTTATAAAAAATGGCATTTATATGACCCGGAAAAGCCCCTTGGCCCTTGGATCAACAGGATTATATCAAATCAAATAAAAAATTTAATTAGAAACAATTATGGAAATTATGCCCGACCCTGTTTAAGATGTGCTGCTGCCGAGGGCGGGGAACTATGCTCCATATATACCAAGCAGTGCAATGACTGCCCACTGTATTCAAATTGGGAAAAAAGTAAAAAAAGAGCGCATGATGCGAAGCTTCCAGTATCTTTAGAGGATCATCATCAAGAGGTTCACAGTATGCCCTCTGATACTATAGATATAGAAAAAATAGCAAAAAAACTTCACAAAAAAATGAAATCGATCTTAAAACCTGTTGAGTGGTCTGTTTATAAGTACTTATACGTGGAACAAAGGTCGGAGGAGGAAGCTGCGAAGCTCATGGGATATAGGACGTCAGAGAAAGGTCGGCAGCCCGGATACAAACAAATTAAAAATATAAAAAAATCAATAATAGCTAAGGTCAAAAAGATACTATATAAAGATGAAATAGATTTTTTATAATATGCCAGAAGAAGTTACATTAAGCGAAGAACAAGAGAAGATTATTGTAGACGAGTGGAACTCTAGGCCAGACGATCCTCCCTCTTTGCTTGCTCTTATAAAAGAAACCTTTCCCGGCAGAAATCTAGACGGTAGGAGTAAGGAGGGCAGGGCCGTTAAAAAATTCCTAGCTACAAGAAAACTTAAAGCTCGGGGTCAGCACGAGTACAAGCCTAAGCAGAAAATTGAATTAACGGATGAGCAGAAAGAATATATTGATAATAATATAGCTTACATGAATCCAAAAGAAATTGCTGTAACGATTTTCAACGACGCAGCGATTACTCAGACTCACCAAGAGACTAGGACAGTAGTAGAATATGTTAATAGCCTAGGCCCATCGCAAGAGACTTTCCAAGATAATTCGGAGATACCCATGTCGGACTACAAACCTCCGGGGACGTTTGACAAAACGGTATATAGAATAAATAAATATGTTTTACATGGAATTGATAAAGACAAGGTGACCCCGAAGCAAAAAAGAGATGTCCCGGCCCTTATCGGATATCTTCACGTATATAGATTTATACATCAAATTAATACTTATCAAACCACGGTAGATAGAGAACTGTTTGAAAGCAGCTTCGTAAGATATACATACGATAAATGCGACCTGACGCAAGAGGAAGTCGATGAGTATATAGTTCTTGCCGCAGAGGTTGTAATTGCTTCAAATATTCAAAGAAGAATTAATCATCTTTCAGATTTAATGGATGGTGCTGCTAATGACACGGAGGGCAGAAGATTATCCATGGGATTAGTGAGCGCGATTAACGATGCCCAAACAGAATATAATCAATGTGTAAATAGACAGCAAAAACTTTTAAGTGACCTAAAAGAGAAAAGAAGTGACCGTCTTAAAAAGGAAATTAAAAATAATGCGAGTATATTGAACTTGGTAGAAATGTGGAAAGAGGAAGAGTCTAGGAGGAAGCTTATCAAACTTGCAGAGATGAGAAAGATATTGATTAAAGATGAAATACAAAAACTTTCGAGTCTCGAGGAAGTGAAAGCTAGGATAATGGGAATAACCGAAGACGAGGTTCTGAACGGATGATTAGCGACGAATTCAAATGTATATTTGTTCATATAAATAAAACCGCCGGGAGTAGTATAGAGGTTTTTTTTGACGAGTACCCGAGAGCACAACACGTCGTCACGACTAAGTGCATAGAAGAATACGGGAGGAAGAGATGGAATAAATATTATAAGTTCTCGATAGTAAGAAACCCTTGGGATCGATTATTGTCTTGGTACTTGTGGATCGAAAGAGATAAGTTCCTATACGATTGGTCTATGAACACCCCTTTTCACGGCTACGACATCTCGTACGAATGGGGCTTACATCAAGGTCACCCAAGGGTTCAACCAGACTGGTATGAAAATTTAAAATCTAATTTCGAAAAATTTGTTTTTTCTATTAAAACCGCCAGAGATAAAGAAGATTACAATTTAGTGGGTAATCCAGAGAATGCGACCAAGGGTAAATGGGTAGCTTCTCAATTGACTTGGCTTAAGAACTCAAGGGGGCAGATACCCATAGACTTCCTAGCCCGTTTTGAAAACTTGGAAAATGATTTTAAAAAAGTATGTAAAAAATTGAGCCTAGAAGATGATCCCTTGCCGAGAGCTAAGGTTTTGCACAACAAGCCACACTACTCTTTTTTCTACAACGAGAGAACTAAAGATAAGGCGGCAAGTCTATATAGCGATGATATAGAATATTTTAATTATAAATTCGAGGACAAAAAAGACCATGTCGAAAACGAGTTGCACAATCTGTAAGAAAGAGTTCGAAAATGACAGGAAGCTACATTCCCACCTAAAGGCTCACAAGATAAGGATGGTCGAGTATTACCAAACTCACTACGCCAGACATGACCTCTATGACGGTAAAATAATTAAGTTCAAAAACAAACAGCAATATTTTACTTCTGACTTCAATAATAGGGGCAATTTAAAAAAATGGTTAATCAAAACAGACAAGGCCGAGGCCCAAGGGTATTGTACTGATCTTCTCAAAAAGAGAAAGAATAAAAAAAAATTAATATATGCGCCGACAGAGATAGAACTAAGAACCACGATGATGCCGCCCATTCATTATTATAATAAACTTTTTGGAGACTATTACAAGCTCTGCGAGGAGGTCGGGCTCATACCGAAATACGTAGAGCCAAACGAGCAGATGTTTCCAAAGAGTATCGATTACGAGTCGCTAAAGGAAAAGAATATTAGCGTTTACGTGGATACCAGAGAGCAGAAGCCATACAAGCTCAATTTACCAATAGACGTAACAACTTTAAAATATGGAGACTATACCTTAAGCGATTCTGAGATTTGCGGAAACCTTCATATAGAAAGAAAATCTATAGTTGATTTCATAGGAACTCTAAGCGGCGGATACGAAAGGTTTAAAAGAGAAATAGAAAGAGCTAAAGAAGCAGACGCTAATTTAGTCGTCCTAACAGAAGATACGCTTGATCACTGCCTCGCTTTTAAAAATTTACCATACGTATCGAAAAAAATAAGAGTTACCCCGGAATTTGTTTTTCACAATGTTAGAGAACTGATTCAAGAATATCCCCATATTCAATTTTTGTTTACCAAAGGAAAGATTGAAGCTGCTAGAGTCGCAGAAGTCTTACTTCTCTCTAGGGGCTGGTATGATTCAGTAGATTTACAAAATGCTTACGACATAGGGATGCTTTGAAATGGTTAGGGGGAAATTTTTATTTTGACTTTGTTAGCCGAGTAGTTAGTATGTTGAAGGGTAAAAAGATAATATGTGGTATGCGCCAGATAAATACAAAGTAGACCTACCTAATGTAAATGAGGAGATGTCAAAGCTTTCTGGAAACCTCTTGGACAAAGATGCCAAGATTTCTTTAGCCAAATTTTTGAGAGCCAATGTCGGAATAACGACGGAACTCATATCGGGAATAAAACTTGCGCCCTATCAAGAAGTGACCCTCAAAGGGCTAATGAATAGAAATTTTTCTATGTGCGTTTGGGGCCGTGGCTGTGGGAAAACTTTTATTGCAAGCATCTTTTGTTTCTTGCAGTGCATATTCGAACCCAACACCAAGATACTCATTGCTGGCCCGACGTTTCGCACAGCGAGGTTTATTTTCAATCACTTAGAGCTGATAGTAGCCTCCAAAGGGGCTGAATTACTGGCCCAAGCCTTTGGTGCTAAGACCAAAAGAAACGACCAATTCGAATGGAAAATAAACGGAGGCTCGATCACAGCCATCCCGTTGAGTGGAGAAAAGATTCGCGGTTTCAGAGCAAACGTTTTGGTGCTTGACGAGTTTCTATTGCTGCCAGAAGATTTAATTACTAATGTCTTAATGCCCTTCTTGGTGGCCCCCCAGAACATAAAGGAGCGTCTAGAGATAAGGGAGATGGAAGACAATCTAATAAAGGCGGGCTCCATGGCAGAAGAAGATAGAATGGAGTTCAGCAATGATGCTAAAATGATAGCTTTATCTTCCGCCTCTTACACTTTCGAGAATTTGTATAAAACTTATAAAGAGTGGCTGGAGAAAATACAAAGCAAAGAAAAAGGAGAAGCTACTTATTTTATATCGCAGATGGGCTATGAAGCATTGCCAAAAGAAATGATCGATCCCATCATTATCGAAGAGGCTCAAAGCGGAGGTACATCAAACGCCTCTTTTCAGCGCGAGTATTGTGCTCAATTCACAGATGGCTCAGATAGTTACTTCAGCGCGAAGAAAATGCACCTATGTACCGTGCCAGATGGACAAACGCCGACTACCAGAATAATTGGAGAGAGAGGCAAGAAGTACATAGTCGCCATTGACCCCAGCTTCTCGAATAGCCCGACTTCTGACTTTTTTGCTATCTCAGTGCTAGAACTGGACGAAGAACGCTTACAGGGCATCCTCGTGCATAATTACGCTGTTGCTGGAGGAGACCTAAAGGATCATATTAAATATTTTTCATATGTTATGGATAGCTTCGACGTGGAAATGGTAGTTATCGATAACGCTGGTTATCAATTTATTGACGGCTGTAACGAGTCTAAAGAATTCGGCCACGATTTAAAATTTTTTGATTTTGATAGCGACTCAGAAGGTTCTGACTATGAAGTTATGATAAGGAAGGCTAGGAGGAAATATAACAAGCAAGATGGCAAAATAGTATTTAAGCAAGTGTTTACGAGCAACTGGTTAAGAAAAGCTAATGAGAATTTGCAAGCTTCCATAGATCATAGAAAAATATGGTTTGCCTCAAGAACTACTGCCAATGGCCCAGAATTCGACAGGGCGTCTACGCAAAGGATTAATTTAACATTTCCTCCCGGAGAAACGGTATTAGACTTGATCGAAGCTCAAGATAATCTAATATACCAAACGAAGAAGCAATGCACTTTAATCGAAGTCAAATCTACCGCTAGAGGAACCCAAACTTTTGACTTACCTCTGCATCTCAAAAAGAGTAATTCGCCCAATAGAGCTAGGCGAGATAATTATACGACATTAATGCTTGGAAATTGGGCGATTAAGTGCTATTATGACATGATGACTCAACCAGAGGGGCCAGAGGAGACTTTTACTCCCATAGTCATACATTAAAGTGTAAAATTAATCGGTATTTCTTATGAAAGGTAAAGGAAAAAAGGAAGAGGGCAAAACGACTACCACGGGTTCTACGACCAAAAGGGGTAGAAGGTCTAATCTGGAGAAGGCTGCGGAGAGCGTGGATTCTACTCCATTGGTGGCGGGAGAGACAGCTTTCGCCTCCAACGAGACGACTCGGAGCAGAAGGAACAAAGCGGGGAACATCCACAGAACCGATAGATTCAAGAACATTGAAGATGGTGTCGTTCCTTTTAATTATGTAAATAAATCTAATCTTAGCATTAGAGATACGGTAATCCTCTGCCAAAAAGCTTATTATAACTTCGCCATATTTAGAAACACTATTGATTTGATGACCGAGTTTTCTGTGAGCGGCATTTCTTTTCGAGGGGGGAATAAAAAATCTAGAGATTTCTTTGAGGCTTATTTCAAAAAAATAAATATTTGGGAAATGCAGGATAAATTCTTTCGGGAATATTATCGTTCTGGAAATGTTTTCATTTATAGATTTGATGCCAAACTGAAGGACAAAGACATCAAGAAGATTACTCAAACGTTCGGGGGAGAAAGTCTGTCGAGCAGCGTAATTCCTGTAAGATATGTAATTCTCAACCCGGCAGATATTCAAGCAGGAGGCAGTATATCTTTCGCTTCAGCTAAATATTATAAAGAGATATC